TTGATGTTAGGTTATCTACCTTAATTTCTATTGACCCAGTAAAGGTATTAAGCCCTTCTATGTCAGTAGTTGCTGAAGATGTTACAAACCCTAGTGATTCAATCTGTAATGACGATGATACTGTACCAGAGTTAACTGTTCCAAAGCCTAATGCTGTAATTTGAGCAGAAGAAGAAACTATACCCGGTGGTTTGCTTGTAATCTCCTGATAAGTTGATCCTGTAATATATAATAAAGATTCTATTTGTGCAGAAGAGCTTATAATAGAAGATGGTATGTTACTTAGTTGGTTAAAACTTGCTATTCCTGAAGAAGTAACAAATCCTAAAGAAGCAATCTGTTGTGACCCGGATATTACATCTCTTTTAAATCCTAAGTTAAGTAATTGTTGTGAACCGGATAAGGCATTCTTTATAAACCCTAATCCTTCTACTTGAATAGATGATGATACTATGTTACTAGCATCTACTCTACTAAAGTATGATGAAGTTAACTGTTCTAATGCTTCTACCTTAGTTTCTAGTGTTCCGGAAACAATTTCTATTGCTGCTAAACGCTTATCTACTGATCCAGTATAGGTATTTATTGAGCTTGAGTGTAAGTTTAAAGGGAGTAACGAAGATCCAGTAGCACTTCCAGCTTCTAATGAAGCTATACGGTTAATTACATCAGATCCATTAAAAGTAAGTGAGGACCCTGTAATGTTCAACGAACCTGTTAAGTTCAAGGCATTCATCCCTGGTCTTAACTCGGTTTGCATCACGTTGTCTTTTCTAAAGACGAGTGATCCTGATATTTCTCCTATGAACTTTGACATTAAAGCTTTGCTATTTTATAATATTAAGAAAACCGTCGTAGTTGCCCACTTTAGTATAAATAGTCACCTGATTAAAGGCTAGACTCATTTTCTGAAGTAAATTTGACCTCTGACTTGCTATATACTTTACGATTGTTGTGCATATGTGCATTGATAGCATCTGATATTATATGTCCTAGTAATGTAATGTTAAATTCTGTCTTAATCATCCTATCGCTACCTTGTACTATTTCTGCTGAAGTAGAGTAGGTGTCTATCTGTGCTCTAAATCTATATTTATCTGGATCTCCCCAATAAGAGTCAGATGCAAAGTTTATTCCTTCGACAATTTTATTATTTTGTTCAACATAGTCGGTGTATATTATACAAGAGTATACTATATTAACATAATCTGGTATAGCTACTGCATAATACTCTTCTTGAGGTTTCCTATTGTTTAATATCCCAAAATTATCGTAAATATTGCTTTTAGAATAGGAAGTTTTAAACACTCCCATATTGTTTGGTCCGTTAGCATCTAATTTGTTTCCTAAGTTTCTGTTTTTTGAGATACTATCTCTTCTAAACACTATTAAAGGTGCTTGCATCTTACCGTTCTTATCTCGGTAATACCCGTCTTTTTGCATTGCTGCCCATCGTTCAGGAGAACCATATACAAGAGGTACCTTTATAGGTTTGCCGTTCTGTGTTACAGTTGGTTGCAGTACTTCATTAAAGTAATAGTAAATTGCTTCATCAATATCTTTTATACCTACACTGAAGTTTTTAACTGTATCGTTATCCCTTCTTATTTGCATAGCGCGATCTTTGCTTTTATCAATTGAAGCTCCTGTAAGGGCTGCTGATAATTGCTCTTGACTTTTCGGTATAGGTTTCTTTCCAGCCATATTATTCTCTATTTACTGCTTCTGTTATTCCTGCTCTGTCTGCTCTTGTTAAATGAGCATCAACTATAATCGACATAGATGAACCGAATCCAGATGTACTGCTAGTAAGATTGTATGTATTATCTCTTCCTAGAAATAAGGTATTCTCTCTAACTGTATCAACTTCATAAAAATCATTATGCCATTGTACTATATCTCCTACCTCTGGAGGTAGTTCTGAGTCTATTAAGTCTTGTTTAATGAATGCAAAAGATGCTTCTCTTCCTAAATCAGGACCAAATTCTTTTATATCTATTACTTGATCTCCTCTAGTAATTAAACAGGCTATTTTAACTGCGTTCCAATAAGATTTCTGTAATGATTCTCCATATAGGTTCATACTAGAATCTTCTATACTCAATTTATGGTATAAAACTTCTTGCTCTACAATATCATGTAGCAGTTCCCTATTGATGTTAACCAATAAGTCAAAATCTCTGTTCGATCCAAATAGCATTTATTTCTCTTCTATTGTTTCTGTTCCTATTTCCATACTAACTATATTACTGTATTTAGTCATGGCATTTTTTTTAAAAGCTTCATATGCTTCAGTTCCTTCTTTTTGACTTATAAGTTTTACTTTATATGTAGCAACTAATGATTCTTGGTCTTGACTTGCTAATGTAACTGTTGTTACACCAGGTAATGCTCTAATAGCATCATCATATTTACTAGGACCTTCATCACCAAAGGTAACTTTGATCATTGCTTCGAATGTTCTGAATGTAATTTCAGATATAATTTGTGATAGTTTCATTAACCTACGTATATTACCATTGGTACAGACTTTAAAATGTTCTCTACATCTTCAGATTCTTTAGCCTGTGCTTCTAATTGTTTACTTCTAGATGTCATATCTAATAGCTCTCTTAAACTTAATAATAAAGCTGCTTTTTCACTTCTTGCATCTGCAAGCAGGTCAGCTTGGTTAAGAGTTGCTTCTGATCCCGGTACTGGTACTGTTGCATACTTTCCTCTGATATATCCTAGTAGTTCTTTTGCTAATGCTAAAGTATATTGGAAAATCCACTGTCTACCAACACTATTAGTTTGTTTGTACTGTATATTTTCATAAGGTACTTCAGAAACATTTGTAATTACTGAATTGTTAGAGTTAAAGTTAGTTGATGCTTTGTCTTCCATCTTATAATACTCAAAATGTAAACTTCCTGATGCAGTAGGTATTGGGAATAGCTTTAATTTATTATTTGTCATCTCAAACGAAAAAGCGGACTTTCTAATTTGATCATTAAATTCAATTGCTTGTGTCTTTAGTACATCATAAGATGTTGGCATTAATAAAAAGTTAACTCCAGGACTAAATTTTCCAAAGTCAAATGCTCCCATTAAAGACTGTACACCTGTACCTGTTCCAGCATAAGGGTCAAAATACCTTTGTATCGCTGGTGCAGCTTCATAAAAGATTTTTCTTACTTCAATCTTACCTGTAATGTTATTTTCAGTTGACCATGCATCAAAATCATAATTTTGTACATTTCTATTGATCGTTATTGAACCAGTATGTTTAGTTACGTTTCCACCTACTCCAGCTTCTGTTCCGTAGTGTTGAGATATTTGTATAATTCTACTTATGGTTGGATCAATTACTTGGTTGTTCAAAGAACCTCTACTACCAGTAGAAGAGCCTTCTAAACCTAAATAATTCTCTCTTATATTGTATTGAAATACTTCATTACCATATGTAGTTATAGCTTCTTCAAAACATGCATAAAAAGAGTTGTTATTCAATTCTACATCCATTAGAGGGTACCCTAATCTGGTAGCACAGAATTTAGCAACTTTATCAGCATCTTGTTGAAAAGAGCTGTCTGCATCGTAAAACCCGAATGGAGTATTACCTGGTGCAAAGGTAGAACTTCCGTTCCATATAGTTACATTTGCCATATATTAGTTTTCTAATAAATAGGGACTAATCTCTGAAGGTTTGGTATACTTTCAAGATAGGTGCCACTATATCGTGTCTATGATTGGTTTCTAATGAAGCTGTTTGAAAGCCTTCTACGTTCTCTTCAATTCTAGATAGAAAAGAAAATCCAGTTTCTCTTTTGTCTTTTAAGTCTATTTGAGCCATATCTCCACATATTACCATTTTAGAATTTTTCCCTAATCTTCCGATTACGGTTTCCATTTGAGTATGTGTTACGTTCTGAGCTTCATCAACTATTACAAATGCATTTACAAAAGTCCTTCCTCTTAGAAAAGCAAAAGGAACTATTTCTATAATTTCGTCATCTATTAATTTTGTTACTTTTTCTTTGCTGTAAAGCATGTGTAAGTTATGATAGATAGGCGCTAACCAAGGGTCCATTTTTTCTCTTATATCTCCTGGTAAAAAGCCTATATCTTCTTTAGACACAGTAGGTCTTGTTATAATAACCTTATCTACTTGTTTGGTAAATAACATATCTAAAGCTACTTGAGTTGCTATTAATGTCTTACCAGATCCTGCCATTCCTTTAATGACTGTTATTGGAGCAGTAAGAATTTTAGCTTTAGCTTCTTTTTGTTCTTCGTTTAATTGTACTTTAAATTTAATTGGGTTCTTAGGCCTCTTCTTTACTGAAAATACCTCATCGGTATGGTGTCTTTGTGGCATGTTTATAACTTTATTTGATTTATAACTATAAATAGGACATAAAAAAAGAGGCCCGAAGGCCTCTCTTAATAATTTAGTCAAGATATAGACTATACTAACTCTAAGTCAGAAATATAGATCTTACCATAAAATTCTGGTCTGATCATTTTCTTAGCATAACGAGTCATTAAACCTTTTCTTGGAGTGAAGGTTTCTGGATCGTATACCATTGGAGTCATCATTAATGGTACATAAGGAGCATATACTGCACCAGCTTCTAAGAACTGTCCACCTCTGTAACCTAACAACATAATGTTCTCAGTCATATAAGGATTCTTGTAAACTTGGAAACGGTTAGCTAAGCTACCAATTTTCTGTACACCCATTGCAAATTTCTCTTGGTTACCGTCAGTTTGTGCAGCATATCCTGGAATTGATTCTAAGATTGTTGCTACTGAAGGAGAACATACTACGAAGTTTGCACCACCTCTTAAGGTCTTTTGGTGAATCTTGTTAGATACTTTCTGTACTTTAGTTCCTAATGTTTGGAACCATTGTCCTTGAGTATTGTAAAAATCTGAAGTTGCTGAAGACCAAGCACCGCCTTTAAAGACTTTGTTGTTCTCTGCAGACCATTTTTCAGTTGTTGTAGCGCCTTTGATCAACATATCTAAGATTTCTAAATCAATCTCCATAGAGATGTATTCAGATAACAAAGAAGTTAATTCAGCTTCTGCATCAATTGAATGGTATGCGTTAAGATCTTGAGCAAATTCTGGAGTCCATTGTGCTTTTAACTTTCTAGTCTTAGCAACAATTGCCTCAGATTGTAATTGAACATCGATTTCTGGAATAGAAATAGAAGTATCAACTGCTACACCACCGTCAGCTTCAAAATCGCCTCTTGTGTTGTCTGTTGGTTGTTTGTGATAAGTTACTTGAACGTTATCTGCATCAGTAATATCTCCTGCTCCTACTGTTTGTACGAATACTAAGTTAGATCCTGAGATTTTAGTGAATTGCTTGTTGATTACTACTGAACCAGAAGTTAATCCGAATGCACGAACTCCTTCTACGTCATAGTTAGGAATAGAAGATAAAGCGATAGATACAGTTTCGTATTCAGCTAATGTAATACCAGCATCGAATCCTACATCTTTAAGCTTTGCAGCTCCTACTGCAGCTGCTGCTACAGTTCCAGATACACCGTT